TCGGATGGCAAAGCGGTGCGACCGTCGCTTGTCCTGACAGACGACCCGCAGACCGATGAATCGGCACGCAGCCTGTCACAATGCGCCACGCGCGAGAAGCTTCTGGCCGGCGCGATTCTGGGCTTGGCTGGACCTGCCAACAAGATTGCGGGGTTGATGACGCTCACCGTCGTGCGACCGGATGACCTTGCGGATCGAATCCTCAACCGCGAGAAGCATCCGCAATGGCAAGGCGAGCGGACGAAGATGGTCTACGCCTTTCCGACCAACGAAGCACTGTGGTCGAGGTACGCGGAGCTGCGTGCGGACGGGTTGCGCAACGAGCGTGGCATTGTGGAGGCCACGGAGTTCTACCGCCAGAACCAATCCGCAATGGATGAAGGCGCAGTCATCGCATGGTCAGCACGATTCAATCACGACGAACTGTCGGCTGTCCAGCATGCGATGAATCTCAAGCTTCAGGACGAAGCGGCGTTCTGGGCTGAGTATCAGAATGAACCGTTGCCGGAGAAGACGGCCGACGACGAACTCCTGACCGCCGACCAGATCGCCAGCAAGACCAACGGTCTCAAGCGCGGCGATGTACCGATCGGCTGTACGCGGATGACAATGTTCATCGACGTTCAAGCGAAGGCGCTCTTTTGGCTCATCGTCGCGTGGGAGGACGACTTCACAGGCTACGTCATCGACTATGGCACATGGCCCGATCAGAAGCAGGCGTACTTCACGCTGCGCGAGGCCAGGCGGACACTGGCAATGGCCACGCCGCGCGCTGGGCAGGAGGGTGCAATCCGCGCGGGCCTCGACGGGCTGACGAACCACTACCTCAGGCGCAGTTGGCAACGAGACGACGGCGCGGAAGTGCGTATCGATCGCTGTGTGATCGATGCCAACTGGGGGCAATCGTCGGACGTGGTGTACGAGTTCTGCCGTCAATCATCGTTCGCTGCAATCGTCATGCCCAGCCACGGTCGATACGTTGGCGCTTCGGGCGTGCCCTTCGCGGAGTACAAGCGCAAGCCAGGTGAGCGCACCGGGTTGAACTGGCGCGTTCCGATCACGAAGGGCAAGCGCGCGCTGCGTCACATTCTGTTCGACACGAACTACTGGAAGTCGTTCGTTCATGAACGCCTCTCCGTGCCGATCGGCGATCCCGGCTGCCTGTCCTTGTTCGGACACAAGCCAGAGGAACACCGACTGTTGGCGGAACACCTGACCGCTGAGTACCGCGTGAGGACAGAAGGTCGCGGCCGCACCGTGGACGAGTGGAAGATCAAGGTCGAAGGCAACGACAACCACTGGCTGGACTGCCTTGTGGGCGCGGCCGTTGCCGCATCGATGCATGGCGCTGTGCTGTTCGGCACCGACGGCGCGTCATCAAAGCCGCGCCCGCGATTGAAACTGTCCGAGTTGCAGAGGCGGAAGCGATGAACACCGAACGCTCAACAGCCCCGAAGGAACCGGACCCGCGCGGATTGCAGTGCCCGAAGTGTGGCTGCGGTCACTTTCGTGTGGTCTACACACGGCCCGTGTGGGGCGGTCGCATCCGACGGCGACGCGAGTGCCGTCACTGCGGCAAACGGATCACGACGACGGAGCTTTCGACCGGTTGAATCCGGTCGAGGGTACACCGGTGGAACAATCCAATCGAAACCCGCCGTGCTGCGCGCAACGCTGCGCGCGACCGCGTAGGTATCCAGTAGACGCCCAGTTCGGGCGACCGTCACGAGTTTGATCACCCGCGACGCCTCTTTGGAACGTGCGCGCCCTGCAGGGCTGCATACCTCGCATGGCGCGTTTTCGTTGTCGCCCGATCTGGTCGTCGCTGGAAGCCAGCGATGCCTGACGATCTCGAACAGACCATTCGTGAGAACGCCCAAGGTCCGGCGAAGGCCGCAGGCGATTCCGGCAGCATGGAGCAGCATCCGCTCACCGAGCAGATCGCGGCTGATCGCTATCTCGCGTCGAAGAGCGCGGTGAAGGCTAAGGGCCTTGGAATCCGCATTTCCAAACTTGTTCCGCCGGGGGCCGCGTGACGTGATCCAGTGGTTGCGCAACATCGCGGGCAAGACTCCGAAGCCGAAACCAGCAAACCTGCGGAGGGCATTCGCCCCGGTGCGACCGGTGCGAGCCCGATTCGACTCGGCTGTGACCAATGACGAGAACCGTCGCCATTGGGCCAATGCCGACAGTCTGTCCGCCGACGCCGCAGCCAACTCCGATGTGCGTGCCATTCTTCGCAACCGCGCCCGCTACGAAGTGGCGAACAACTCATACGCCCGCGGGATCACGCTGACGCTTGCCAACGATGTGGTCGGCACCGGCCCGCGCCTGCAGATGCTCACCAACGATCCGGAGGCAAACGCTCGGATCGAGGACGAGTTCTCCGCGTGGATGATCGCAGCAGGCATCGCCGACAAACTTCGCACTCTCCGCATGGCCCGCGCCGAATCTGGCGAAGGCTTCGGCTTGCTGGCCCGTAACGATAAGATCGCCTCGTCGGTGACGCTCGACCTGCGGCTCATTGAAGCCGACCAGGTCTGCACGCCCGACATCTCGCTCTTCAGCGTCAACGCCGTGGACGGCATCGTATTCGACGAGTTCGGTAACCCGCTTGAGTATCACGTCCTCAAGGAACATCCCGGCTCAGACGTGTTCACGGCGCTCCGTGGCAACAACTACGACCGCATTCCAGCGGCGTCGATGATTCACTACTTCCGGGTCGATCGACCCGACCAGAGCCGTGGCATTCCCGACATCACTCCGGCGCTGCACCTGTTCGCCCAGCTGCGACGCTTCACGCTTGCGGTTCTAGGCGCGGCCGAAACCGCTGCTGATTTCGCAGGCGTTCTCTACACGGATGCGCCCGCCAACGGTGAACCCGATTCAGTCGAACCGATGGACACCATCGAACTCGAGGCGCGGGCGCTGGTCACGATGCCCGGCGGTTGGAAGATGGGACAGGTCCACGCCGAGCAGCCCTCGACCACCTACGCCGAGTTCAAGAAGGAAATCCTCAACGAGATCGCTCGCTGTCTGAACATGCCGTTCAACGTCGCGGCCGGAAACTCGTCGGGCTACAACTACGCTTCCGGTCGCCTCGACCACCAGACCTACTTCAAATCCATTCGCATCGACCAGTCGCAGATCGAGCGCGTCGTTCTCGACCGCATTCTGCGCGCATGGCTGGATGAAGCTGTGTTGATCGAGGGCCTGTTGCCGCAATGGATGCGCACCACGCGCATGGATAGTCGGCGTCTGCCGCACCAGTGGTTCTGGGATGGCCACGAACACGTTGACCCCGCCAAGGAAGCCACGGCGCAAGCAACGCGGCTCGCCAATCACACCACCACGCTCGCCAACGAATACGCCAAGCAGGGACGCGATTGGGAGGCCGAACTGCGCCAGCGCGCGGCCGAGGTCGCGCTCATGGAAGAACTCGGCCTGCCGCTCCCCGGCCCTGGAAACGCGCCGATCCCGCAACCCGAACCACCGGTCACGGAGGAAGCCCATGCCGAGTAAGCCTCGAACGCTGTCGATCTGCGCTGCCGTCACCGACTGGAACACAGTCGAAGCGACCGACGCCGCCGGTGGTGACAAGCCCGCGCTGCGACGCTTCAACATGACCGCCTACACCGGCGGTGCGATGGCGCTTGCCGGTTGGCCGCATCCGGTGGTCATCGATCTGGCGGGCCTGCAGGTGTCGGCCAAGGGCCGGCCCATTCTCAAGGACCACAATCGCAACCTCATCGTCGGCCACACCGATTCGATCGGCGTGATCGGCTCAACGCTGCAGGTCGCGGGTGTGATCTCGGGCGCAGGCCCGGTCGCTCGAGAGATCGTTGACAGCAGCCGCAACGGATTCCCTTGGCAGGCATCCATCGGCGCGATCGCCCAGCAAATCGAATTCGTCGCACGCAACAAGTCCGCCAGCGCCAACGGCCGCACATTCGACGGCCCTGTCCACATCGTCCGCAAGTCGGGCTTGGGCGAGGTCAGCTTCGTGGCGCTCGGCGCGGATGACAACACCTCGGCGCTGGTTGCCGCCACTGCCCCCGGAAATCGCAACTCCAAGGAACAGACCATGACGCTTGAACAATGGATCGAAGCCCAAGGCTTCGTGATCGCCGATCTCAACGACAACCAACGCGCCAGTCTGCAGTCGATGTACGACGCCGCACAAGAATCACCCGCGGGCGACGGGAAGGAAACCGTCGCCGCCCCGAACGGCACGATTGACGCGACTCAGGCTGTCGCGCAGTTGCGCACGGAACTCGCCGCCGAGGCCCAGCGCGTTTCCGCTGTCCGCAAAATCTGCGGAACGAATCAGGACATTGAGGCCAAGGCCATCGCCGAGGGCTGGGATGTCACCCGCACCGAACTGGAAGTGCTGCGTGCTGAGCGGCCGACATTCGGCGCTCCGGCCATCGGGCGTGGCAAGCAATCGCTCGATGTGAAGGTGCTTGAAGCCGCCGCGTGCATGTCGGCGGGTCTCGCCGAGGACAAACTCGTCAAGCAATATGGCGAACGCACGATGGACGCGGCCCAGCCGCTGCGGCACATCGGCATGCGTGAACTGGTCGCCACGTGCGCGCGGATGGAAGGCCATCACGTGCCGCCGGTGTTCGGTGATGGCACGGCCACGATTCGGGCCGGGTTCTCCACCATGTCGCTGCCGGGCATCATGGAGAATGTGATGAACAAGACGATGCTCGACGCATATCAGGTGTCGGAGATCGTCGCCTTCAGTCTCTGCCGCGCCGGTTCCGTGAGCGACTTCAAGGAGGTCACTCGCTACCGCCTGCTCGGCACCGGCGGCTTCGAGAAGGTCGCTCCCGATGGCGAACTCAAGCAAGGCAAGCTCGGTGAGCAGAAGTACACCAACAAGGCCGAGACCTATGGCCAAATGTTGATGCTGACCCGGCAGGACATCATCAACGATGACCTGCAGGCGTTCATGGACATTCCGCGCGAGATGGGCCGCAGCGGCGCTGAGTCAATCGATGACCTGTTCTTCACGCTGCTGCTGGCCAACCCCGGCAACTTCTTCTCGACCAACAACAAGAATTTTCTCTCCGGCGTGGACACCGCGTTCGGTCCCGATTCGCTGACGGCGGGCAAGACCCAGTTCCGCAAGCAGAAAGCCGGTCCCGGCACCGCCGCCAAGGACCAGAAGTCCATCAATATCCGGCCGGAGATTCTCTTTGTGCCGGTGGAGATCGAGACCGATGCCGAACTCCTGATCGGCGCGGCCCAGATCATGATCGACGGGTCCACCACCAAGACCAAGATGCCCACGGACAACCCGCACCGCAACAAGTACCAGGTCGTCTCCGCGCCGCATCTCTCGGACACCTTCTACACCGGCAACAGCGCCAAGGCGTGGTACCTCTTCGCCAACCCGAATGTGATCGCCGCGTTCGAGTTGGTGTTCCTCAACGGTCGTCGCGAGCCGGTGATCGAACGCGTGGAAGCGCCCGCCAACATGCTCGGCATGGGCTTCCGTGGCTACATCGATGTCGGCGTCAAGGAACAAGACCCGCGCGGCGCGGTGAAGGTCAAGGGCGAAGCGTAACCCCAGGAACAAAACACCCTCCAACACGAGGCTTACCTCATGGGTGAACTCCCATGAGCAAGAGCGAAGAGATAGGACCAGCAATGGCAAAAGCAACATTCGTACAAGAAGGCGAAGCAATCGACTACACCCCCGGCGCGGATGTTGGCGCGGGCGACATCGTCGTCCAGACCGACCTCATCGGCATCGCCAAGCGCGACATCAAGGCCAACGTGCTGGGCGCGCTGGCGATCACTGGCGTGTTCGACTTCCCGAAGGCCACGAGCGCCGGCTCGGCGATCGGCGCGGGCGTGAAGTTGTACTTCGACTCCGCAGCGCAGCTCGCCACGGCGACGGTCGGCACCAACAAACAGATCGGCAAGACCGTCGCTGCCGCCGTTGACGCGGACGCGACCGTGCGCGGATACCTGAGCCAATGAACCCGCCGATCACCACGCCCACCGACCTGCTCGAACGAGCGTCGAACTGGCTGGAGGACCAGCGCAAGCGACACACGTCGCGGCCGGTCACCTACCAGCGATCGCTGTGGACCAGCGCGCCGATCAATGCCACGGTCGGCAAGACGGTGTTTGAGCAGGCTGACGAGTTCGGCGTGGTGCAGAAGGTCGAGTCGCGGGATTACCTCATGCTGACCACTGACCTGGTGCTGAACAGCGAAGTCACGTTGCCGCAGCGCGGCGATCGCGTGCGCGAAACACAGGGCAGCAAGACCTTCACCTACGAGGTCGTCGCGCCCAACGGCGAGCCGGTGTTCCGCTACTCCGATCCGTATCGCAAGACCCTCCGTATTCACACCAAGCACACCAACACGGAGCAGCCACTGTAATGGCGGAGATCATCAAGATCGCCGATGCGGTGGTGTCCGACCTCAACGGCAACACCTTCACCGCGCAGTTCTCGGCCAAGCGGTTGTACCTGCCGCGCTTCGAGCTGAAGGACATGATCGCGTTGCACGTCTCGGTGGTGCCCAAGGCGACGGTGATCACGATCGCCGACCGGCGGCGGACGCAGCACGAACACACGATCGACATCGCGGTCCAGAAGCGGATCAACGCGGACATCGGCGTCAGCGCCTCGTTGGACCCGGAGACGGATGAACTCGATGGGTTGATGAATCTCGTGGAGTCGATCGCGGACCACCTGCGGTTCCGTCAACTGGAGGATTACCCCGACGCAGCGTGGGTGGGCTTGGCCAACGACCCCATCTATTCGGTCGAGCATCTGGAACAGATGCGGCAGTTCACCAGCCTCTTGTCGGTGACGTATCGCGTGCTGCGCGATGTGCAAGCCGTTGGTGGAGGGGGAACTGATCCGTGAAAAACCCCATCATCCGCAAGGTCGATCTCACCGCCACTTACACCCGGCTCTCAGCCACTCCACTGGTGGGCACGTTCTATGTGCGATGTCCGGCAGCGGCGGTGGGAATCTACTTGCGTTGCGATGACGGCGTCACCGATTTGCCGCTGGATCGCGGCGGGCAATGGATATTGGAAGGCTGGGACCTCTCAACCGTGTACGCCAAGGGTGGTTCGGGCGACTACCTCATCGTCATCGGAGTGACTCGCTGATGGTTGGCGTCAAGGTCACAACCCGTAGCGAGATGAAGAAGGTTCTGCGCGCCGCGCAGCGTTCAACCTTCGAGAACCTCGGCCACGCCGGCGCAGCGATCCGTCTGACGGCAACACGCAGCATTCGCCGCAGCAAGAAGCCTTCCGCCGCCGGATCGCCGCCCAACACGCGACGCGGCCAGATGCGCCGGGCGATCCGGTACGCCGTCGAGAAGAACCAGAATCGCGTGGTGATCGGCCCCGAGCATTCGGTCGTCGCCGATGCCGGACGCGCCCACGAGTTCGGCGGCTCATTCCGCCACGAGCATTACCAGCCTCGCCCGTTCATGGGACCGGCGCTGGAGAAGAACAAGGACCGCTTGCCCAAGTTGTGGGCGGGCTCGGTCCGCTGATCGGAGATTTCGCCAATGGCCATCAAACTCGGCATGCATGCCAAGCTGTACTACAAGACAGGCGGTGTCGGCGGCGGCGGATCGTGGACCGAACTGACCAACACCAAGGATGTCACGCTCAACCTCGAAGCGGGCGAAGCGGACGTGACCACCCGCGCCAACAACGGCTGGCGGGCCACGGTCGCCACGCTCCGCGAAGGCAGCGTCGAGTGGGAGATGGTGTGGAACACCTCCGATGCGGGTTTCACCGCCATCAAGAACGCCTACTTCAACGGCACGGCCATCGGTCTGGCGGTGCTGGACGGTGACATCACCAATGCCGCCAGCCAGGGGTTGGAAGCCGACTTCTCCATCACCAACTTCAGCCGCAGCGAACCGCTGGATGAAGCGATCACCGTGTCGGTCACGGCGAAACCCACCTACTCGGTGACCGCACCGGCGTGGGTTGGCACGTGATGAATCTCTTACGGAGACTGCATGAAGACCTTCAACGACAACGCTGGCCGCACCTGGACGATCACCATCAACGTGGACGCCATCAAGCGCGTCCGTGGGTTGCTTCAAGTCAACCTCCTCGATGTCATCGAGGGCAAGCTGATCGATCGGCTTATTGGCGATCCAGTGCTGCTGTGCGATGTGCTCTACGCGCTCGTCAAACCCGAGGCGGAAACGAAACAGATCACCGACGAGGATTTCGGCCGGGCGATGGCAGGCGACTCGATCGACCACGCGACCACGGCGCTCTTGGAGGAACTCGTGTCTTTTTTCCCGAGCCCGAGGGATCGGGCAAATCTCCAGCGAGTGCTGGAAGCGACGTGGCGAGTGATGGACAAGGCGAGGGACGTGATCGAGCAGCGGATCAGCAGCGGCGAGATCGACAAAATCGCCGAGCGCGCGCTGCAGACTGCGATGTCCTCATCTGGCGACTCGCCGGTGTCCTTGGAATCCACCCCGGCCCCCTGACGCTGCGTGAACTGCTGGCGATGGGCGAAGCGCGGCTGCAAAACGAATGGGCGCACACCTCGTCGCTGCTGGCCCTGATCGCCAACGTCAACCGCGACCCCAAGAAGGCCCGCGCGTTCAAGCCCGCGGACTTCAACCCGCACTCAAAGCCCGACCCTGACGCTCCGAAACCAATGGCTGACATCACCGTGCTGAAACAGATCTTCATCGATTCACAACCGCCGAAGGTGCAGAAGCAGTAGACGATGGCATCTGCCCGTGGCATCCGAGCCGGCGCGGCCTACGTTGAGCTCTATCTCAGCGACAGCCGCCTCGTGCGCGGATTGCAATCGGCTGAGAAGCGATTGAAAGCGTTCGGCGAAGGACTGCGCACCGTCGGCACGCGCATGGTCGCCATCGGCGCGGCGATCGCAGCACCATTGCTTGGTAGTGCGAAGGCGTTCGCCGACATGGGCAGCGCCCTGTTCGACATGAGCCAGCGCACCGGCATCTCCGTGGAGGCACTGTCGGAACTGGGATTCGCGGCCGAGCAATCAGGCACGGACCTGGCCACGATGGAAACGGGCATTCGCAAGATGCAGCGATCTGTGACGGACGCGGCACAAGGTTCGAAATCCGCCATCGATGCGCTGGACCTGCTCGGACTGACCATCGCGGACCTCCAAGGGTTGACACCCGAGCAGCAATTCAAACTGATCGCGGATCGCATCGCGAAGATCACCGATCCCACCAAGCGCGCAGCAGCGGCGATGGAATTATTTGGTCGCTCAGGCACGCAGCTGCTGCCCATGCTCTCCGGTGGTGTCAAGGGCATCGAAGCGTTGCAGGAACAGGCGCGACGACTGGGACTCACGATGTCAACAGACGACGCCAGGGCGGCGGAGGCATTCGGCGACACGCTGGATGTGCTTTGGAAGGTCATGAAGCGCATGACGTTCGCTGTGGGCGCTGCACTGGCTCCCATGCTCACCGACCTGGCCGAATCGATCACGCGCATCACCGTGCGCACCACGGCATGGCTATCCAAGAACAGGCAGGTCGTCGTCACCGTGCTCAAAGTCGCCGCAGCGGTCGTGGCCGGCGGAGTGGCGTTGCTGGCATTGGGCTGGATCGTCACAGCCACGGCGGCGGTGTTCGGTGCGATGGCGACGGTGATCACCGGCGTCGGTGCGGCAGTCGGCGTGCTGGGCACCATGATTGCGGCATTGCTGTCACCCATCGGGCTGGTGGTCGCGGCCATCGTTGGACTCGCCGCCTACTTTCTATATGCGACGGGCGCGGGCGGCACGGCCCTTCGTTGGCTGGGTGAGCAATTCAACACCCTCAAGGAAACTGCCACGGCGGCATTCAGTGGCATCGCCGACGCTCTGGCGGCGGGTGATATCGGTCTCGCCGCGAAGATCCTCTGGCTGACGCTGAAGATGGAGTTCGACAAGGGCGTCGCGGCTCTACAATCGGCGTGGCTGTCGTTCAAGCACTTCTTCATCGACATCGCCTACAAGGCGTTCTACGGCGCGCTGGCCGCTGTGCAGACTGCATGGCACGGCCTAGAAGTCGGGTGGATCGAGACCGTCGCGTTCCTCTCCAAGACCTGGATGAACTTCACGGCGGGATTCCAATCGGCGTGGGCAACGGCGCAGACATGGGTCGAGAAGCGCATCCACGATCTGTGGGGATTGATGGATGAGGGATACGACGCCGAGGCCGCGAAGCAGCTGGCTGACAGTGCGCTGTCGTTCGAGACCAGTCGCATCGAGCAGGAGCGCCAGCGGGCAATCGACGCTCGCGAGAAGAAGCGCCAGCGCGATCGCAACGAGTCCGCGGAACTGCACGAAGGCACGCTGGCCGTGATCGGCCAGGAATACGAAGACGCCCGCAAGGGACTCGAAGATGAATACCAGCGGAAGATCAGCCAGTCCGAGGCCGACCTCGCCAAGGCGCGACAGGAGTGGGAAGACGCCATCGCCGAAGCGGCCCGCCCCCGGACGGGCGAATCCGCCGGTGAAGTCGCAGGTAATCGTGCAGCGCCAGATGGACTTTTGGATGAACTCGAAGAACGACTTCGCGGCCTTGGTGATGTGATCCAGAAGGAATCGGTGCGTGGCACATTCAACGCCGCCGCGCTTCAGGGTTTGCAAACCGATGGCAAGTCCGAGGAACGAACCGCCAAGGCCACGGAACAAACCGCGCAGAACACACGCCGCATTCTCGACCATGTTCGCAACTCCAGTGGGCTGACGTTCGCCTGATATTCCCATGCCCGCCGCCGTAGAGGAAAAGTTTGGCAGTCCACGACTCGGCACGGAATCGGCCGAGTCGTACTGGATCATCACAGGTACCAACGATGAACTGGTTGCTAAGACCTCGTTCCTCGCGTTCCTTCCGACGGCCATCGACGGCTTGCCGTTCCAGAACGCCCACGTTGAACAGATCGCACCGCTGGTGTGGGATGGCACCGCCAACTACGGCAAGGCCCAACAGTCCGAGCCGCCGCAAACGGGCGATTCGGTTTTCAACTTCGACACCTCCGGCGGAACGCAGCACATCACGCAGAGCCTCGCAAACGTGGGCAACCATGCCCCGGCGGGCGTCACCGCGCCGGACTACAAGGGCGCAATCGGTGCAACGCACGATGGCGTCGAAGGCGTGGACATCACCGTGCCGGTCTACACCTTCTCCGAGACCCATTACCTCGCCCCGGCAGCCGTCACGCCCGGATACAAGGCGACGCTGTACTTCCTCACCGGGAAAGTGAACAACTCTGGATTCAAAGGCACTGCGGCTGGCGAGTGTCTATTCCTCGGCGCGACGGGTACGCGGCGCGGGACCGATGTTGATGATGACTGGGAGATCAACTTCCGTTTCGCAGCGAGTCCCAATCGCACCGGGATCGTCATCGGCACGATCACGGGCATCAACAAGAAGGGTTGGGAGTACCTATGGGTGCGCTACGAGGACATCGAAGATAACGATGCCAAGGTGCTGGTGAAGCGACCAGCATCGGTGCATATCGAGCGCGTCTATGAGTCCGGCGACTTCTCTGCACTGGGGATAGGCACATAATGGGCGACGCATTCCACAAGGTTCGATCTGGCGAGGCGCTGCGAATCCCGGCGCAGGCGTACAACGCCTTCATCGATTCGGCACGCTTCGTCCGCGGGTTGGAGCAAGACCTGGAGTTCAGCAAGGTCGGACTCAACCTTCGCCGCGTCCGTGTGAAGAACACCACGCGCGAGGATCGTGCGCGATTCCACGTGCTGGCCATCGACGATCCGTTGTTCACCCCCGGCGTCAATCTCGATGGTTTCCGCAACCAGACGGCATTCATCGGCGTCATTCCTGACAAGACCCTGCACCAAGGCCGGTTCGCCATCATGCTGGAACCTGCGGTTCACAACGCAATCGTCATCGCGCAGGTGACGGGCGTGTGCCCGGTCAAGATCAGCGTGACCGATGAGGATCACGCTTTTGCCGACATCAAGGATGGCTCGTGCGACACGCTGGAGTCAAGCCATCACGGCTCGGCCCGCATCCTGTGGAAGGAATCCGGCACCGGCAACAAGTGGGCGGTCGTGGCGCTCGGGATGCCCGCATCGATGGTGGTGCCCGCCAAGATCACCGGCGTGACCGGTGATGGCACTGGCGGCGTGGCAACCTACGACGCGGAGTCGTACCACGGTCCGAAGATCACCGTCGAGGGCGCAACCCCGGTCAACCGTCCCTTCGGTGATACAGACATCGAGCCCGCAGGCGCTGGTGATGAATGCCTGCTGTACTGCGCCGAGGATGGCACGGTCAGGCTTGTTCAACTCACCGAGAATGTGATCTTCGACTCGTGTTCTGACGAGCCGCCGCCGGTCGGGGCGTTTGTCGCGGAACGCAAGGATGACACCGCCACGGGATCGGGCGAGCAGTTGCTGTTCCGTGCCACGCTGCCCGAGGAACAGCTTGGTCTCAACCGTGGCGTGCGCTTCACCGCAGTGTTGCGCCGGACTGTGGGCGACGACGGTGCGACGTTCATCGCCAAGTACGGCGGGACGGCGTTCGCAACCATCGGCCCGATCAAGGCGTCGCCTCTCAAACTGACCGGCATGATCTGGGCGGACGGTGACACCGACGCCCAGCGCGGCAATCTCCAGGCATCCTCTGGTGAATTTGAGCAAGGCACCGCCGCCGAGGATTCAACGGAGCCGCAAGATCTCGACATCGTGCTGGTGCTGGACAACGCCGCCGACGAATACACCGCCGACTGGTTCTCCGTGGAGCTGATCGGATGAAACTCGTGCGCCGTGACAACAAGTGCCTTCGACGTAACGGAAAGTGCTTCCGTGATGACGAAGGTGTGGACTGTTGCTGCGATGGCCAACTCGGGGCCTGCTGCTATCCATATGGATCGTGCATCCCGGACATGACCGAAGAAGAGTGCCAGAAGAACGGCGGCACGTGGCAGGGCCCTGGAACGACCTGCGAACCCAACCCCTGTCCGATTGGCTGCTGTTTGCCGAATGGTACATGCGTGGACATGCCATTCGACCAGTGCACGGCGCTTGGCGGATCGATGAACGGACCGGCCTGCACGCAGCCGACGTGCTCGAACCACTGTCCGCCGGCCACGCCGCCACACAACTGCACCGGCTGCCCCGACATTATCGTGGCGTATGGCTATCTCCAAGTGAAGCCCGTCGTTTGCCGCCCGACGTTGCCTGCGTGCGCCGGTTTACCACCAATCGTGACATGCGAGGGCGAGGTCACTTACCCGATGCCGCGCGTTGGCTGCGGTTGGAACCTGCTCCAAGCGCAGGGCATCATGACCTGCGACGCCTGCCAGCCGCCCAATCCGAATACACCACGCATGAACCTGGCGGCGTCGGTGCGATGCACCACCAACGCACCGTCGTGGCCAAATCCAAGTTTCGAGGTGCAGGGGTACGTGTGGTCGGCCGGAACGTCCTTCGTCAACTGCACGTCAAACCCGACTATCGGTGAATGCGTCCACGTGTGCAAGGGCTGTGAGTTCTCCGGCGGCAACCCGGCGATCGATCTGCTCGTGGCGTACTTCCCTCCGTTCTGTCCACCACCCGCAGCGGGACTGAGCGGTTCCTATTCGTGGACCGGTCCGCATTGCAGGTGTCAGGGCTTCGACTGCGGCTGTCTAGGTGCGGGCACCTGCGAATGGGAAGGATCGGTGCAGGTCGGATGAAGAACGCGACACACGTCCAGATGCATCTCGGCAGCGGCAAGACGCCCGTGCCATGTCCATCATCGCGGCAGGACTCCAGCATGGTGGTGTCGTGCCAGCACGCGGAGAAATCGAAGGAACTCGAAGGCAAGACCGTCTCGCCCGGTTACTGCATGCTCCTGTGCAAGCACTACGATGGTCCGCACCGGACACCGGCGCTGATTCAGCAAGTCAGCGGTATCACCGTGAAGGGCGCGCCGATCATGAATCGCACGTCCGCCAATGGCAGTGCTGCACCGACGCCGCGCCCAACGCTCAAGCAGATCAAATCGTGGATGGCCGCCGAATGGTCATTGCTCAAGCAAGGCCCCGTGCCGCTTCCAGTGTTTGAGGAGCGCATGGCCCATTGCTCGGCGTGCCCGCACCGAATCGTCGATCGCACCGACGATCCCGGTTACTGCGACCAGTGCGGCTGCGGGTCAAACGACCGTGCTCGATTGGCCACGAAGCTGCACATGCCGAAAGCGACGTGCCCGATTGGACAGTGGGATCGGGCCAACGGCGAAGGACGGCAAGCATTGAAACGGGTGGGTGGCACTGCCGAACATGTGAAGGCCCAAGTTAGTCAGGCCGTGCGCTCGACTTGGAAGGCGGTTTCGACCTGA